GTTGTACAGATACATTCTGTCTGTAAAAACTAGGACAATGTTATCCTGCCCATTTGTGTCCACATACGTCCCAGAACCAACCATGGTCTGGGCATTTAGCTGGCTATCAGTCAGCCTCATGCAGCCCTTGCGAGGCTGTGCAGCACCTCGCTGAAGTCGCACATTGTAGGCAGATTGAGCAAAGCCAGGCTGAAGGTTGCTCGGATCAAGGCGCGAGTTTACCCCAATAAAGTTGTTATCGACTTCTTGAAGTATCTCGGCTGGCATTAGTTACCTTTGAGTTGACCAAACAATCGTGTTTACTGAAGTGGATTCTTCCTCAGAATCATCTTCTTTCTCTGAAGATTGAGCTAAAATAATGCGATCAAGCAACTTCATGGAATGCTGAAGCGAGTCTCGAAGGTCAAGAACAGTCTGCATGTCCATGCTTGGTTCCTCTTCCATGTCCATTTCCTCTGAGCCATACCCGCACTCCTCGCACTCGCCATTCATCATGTCGCACCCGCAATCAGGGCATTTGCGTCCACGGGTTGATCCCAACATCGAACTGAGTGAATCCATTAAGCTCATACAATTGTTTCTTTTAAGTCATTTACTCTGTTTAGCCATCCATTTTCAAACTTGCTAAGATGCGGTTTTTGCTCAACAAGTCTTTTGTAGAATTGCTCCTTTTGAGTGCAAATTTGTAGAGCAACAACATCTGCGCTTCTAACTTTGCAAGCTGCCATCAGTGACACTTTGGTTGCCGGCCCCATGATGCCATCATCATGTGCTCCCACAGTTCTTTGAAGCAGCTTAACGGCCTGTCCTGATCCCATGTTTACACAGTTGTCAAAATGAACTGCATTCACAGGCCAAGGCAGTTCACCGCACTTGTATTTATCCCAGTATTCTTTTCGGTAGATTTCTGAGGCGTGTTCCAACGTCAGGTTCTCGATGTCTAGGTATGGATGACTGCGTTGGTCGATCCCAAACTTAGTCAACCCTCCAGCGTCACCAGAGACGTTCTCGGACACAGCAAACTTCATGTCGCCATAGTGACCCTTGGCGTATTCAGTTTCATGTTCTAGAACGAACTTCAATGCTTTGTCAAAATCTGTCATACTCTAGCAATAAAAGTGAGATTGGAACGAGGAGAAGGCAACTTGCCGTTCTCATCATAGATTCCAGAATAAGGAGTGATCGTGTTAGGCGGCAACCCGTTTCCCTCGCTTGCTGCTGGCGGGAGCACTCGGTTTGGCTTTTGGAGCACGAGGAGTCCGGCTGGCGGGCTTTGATTTGTATAGCGTTGTGTCAGTTGCGGGATTCGGGGTGTAGGCAGTATAACCATATAGATAGAATGATAAAAATAGCCAATTGCCTGAGGCACCAAGATTTAAGACAATCTCGCTCCAGCTTGGTGTAGATAATGTAATTATGTTAGCTGCTGCACCACAAATGGTTATAGCCATTACACCTTTGTAAAGCATTGCCATGTATGGCCTTTCCCACACTTTGCTGTCCTTGTTTCCAAAGATCTTAAACAGCAAATGAACTGATGAGCAGATAAGCAGACTATTTGCCGCGAGGTTTACTAGAGTGTTCGTGTGCATCTACTGTGATTAGTTTGCTGGAAAGAATCTCCACCCCTCTTAGTCCAAGGAACCCAAGCAGAAAGGCAATGGCGTATCCGTAGCTCGGCTCAGTGTCTAAGTGAGCCATTTTGAGCACAAGAGGTGTCACATAATTGGCTGAAGCTGCTCCTCCAATCAGGCTTGCGATAGCAGCAGGAAGGTTTTGAGAAGCCTGTTTCGAGGACATAAGGATGCTGCCGAACAATCCGGCGACAGCCAAGCCAACGTCAATACCTTCTTCCTTTAAATTCATTTGATTCGATAATGTACTAAAGCTACACGCCTTCCGTCAACACCGATATGCATAAACCTTTTCTTTTCAGCGTTGGCTTTTGCCAGAAAGTTCTTGGCTGGATTGTGTGATCTTCCAATCTTTTCAGCAATTTCTGATAAAGTGTACCACCCTTCTCCTGCCGGAGGACTGGGGGGATACATTTCTTGAGCCAGTTTAGTCACCCAGTCTACACTGGGAGCTTGAACGTGTTTGTCTTGGTTTCTTTTGCCAGCCATATTTGTGTTTCGTTGTCGCAATATTCGCCCCAGGCAAAGCCCCTGCTCCACGATGTTGTTGCCCGTCTTTGGGCCGCGTAGCCCATTTCCTCGGTCTTGCCCAGCCAGCCCACGCAATACCCTGTTGGATGCGCTCTATTCCTTCCTTCAGCCTGAGTGACTCTGTGCAGGTGGGCAATAACTGCCTTGTTGGCTGACCCTGAGCATACGGCCTCGCAATGATCGCGCACGCTCTGCTCAGAAATCATATATCCATGCCCAAACAAAGCATCACCGTATTGCCGCCAGCCATTCTGGAATGAATACGGCACAACCTCGCATTTAACCTCCCGAGCGCGATCTAATATCTGCTGGTAGATCCGGCAAGCCAATGCAGACACGATGGCTCTGGGCGACTCCATGAGGTTTGTCAACCTAGCCTCATGATTTCCGAGGAGATAAACCTGCGGCGAAAACCGCGAGATAAACGAAAGTCCATCGTTCAAATCTCCTTCAGGATCAGCGGCATCATCAGCAGTTCCAATTGCCCCGCTCCGCAAGCAAGCTAGGTCAATATGGTCGCCTAAAGCAATCCGAGTGTCTGGCTTCCAGCGTTTCTGGAATGCATAAACCTCGTCAAGTAAGGCTTGATCAACCAAGTGCCCATGGGTGCAGCCCACAGCCATGAACCTTTTCCACTTTCTGGTAATGTTTGCCATATTAAACGCAGAACATCCATATAAGGGCTATTTCGTAAACCTCTACATGCAAGTCAATTCCGCACATTTTAAAGATCCAATTGATCACAAACCGCAACACAATTGCCAAAACCAAAACTTCACCAAACGCTTTGAGCCTTGTAACTCGTTGAGCCATGGCTTTTTGCGTTGGAGTAGTTCGTTTTGTCATTTCTTTGTGTCTGGTGTAGGAGCAGCATGAGAAGCCCCGTAGTAAAAGGAAACTACAGCCGCCCAGCTAGTAGATAGCGATCCAATCAAAAGCGTCAAGCCTGCATTGTCCCAAAGCTTAAGATCGCCTGTCATTAAACCAATCAGAATGCCAAAGAATCCTGTTGTCACAACACACGCCAGTGCTGCTGGAACCCAAGAACCAGTCTGTGTCTGCATTGTTCTGGCACTAGCCCTGTCTACCTGCTGTAACTCCTCAGCCTTGATGCCCATCTCGGCCATTTTGGTTTTAAGCTGCAAGTCAGCCTGTTGCAGCGCAGCCATCTGTTCTGCCGTCAGTTGTCCAGACGTCAGAGCTTTTTCAATCTTGGCCTTGGTTGGCTCAGAGATGCCCAGCACTCCTGCTACACTCGACACAGCCACAGCGCCCAACGGCCCGCCCAAAAGCTGACCGATTGTAGGAAGTATTTGTTTTACCCAGTCCATAAATTAATTGGCTAAAGCGTATTTGATGGAGTTTTCAGCAAATGCAGCAAAAATGTAAGTTGCAGCACTAGTGTTGTTTAGCGTTGCGCTACGAATTTTGAACCCGTTTGAAAGGATGTCTATAGACAGCAGTGCCGCTTCTGCTGCTGCCGTGTTTGCTGAAGAAGTAATTCCAGCAACATTAAATGTGCTTCTGGAGGTGTCAATTATTGCCCAGTCACCAGTTGTGCTGCTGGCTTTAACCATAATGAATCTAGGCTTAAACCCACAACTTACAAATGGCCCGTCTGCAAGACCGTTGCCCGTGTAGCTACCAAACTTGGAATAACCAGCTACTTCTGAGAAACAGTAGGCGACATAGGTTGAAGCCACGAAAAAAGTGTCAATTGAAAATACAGAAGAAGTTGGCGCAGTATTGTTCCATGCTGTGATTGTTGTTGCCGCCGCATCTGTTAAGTGTAGATTAAGGACTTTTGTCCAACCTAATGCAGTTGTTCCAGCAACCCAATCGGATACACCGCCTCTGCGTTTTGCAATAATAAAACTAGGTGCAACACCAAGACCATGACCCACAGTAGCCGCTGATCCAGTGCCTGTAAATGTCACCACGCTAAATCCTGCTGCTGTGTTTGCGCTGACCTGTGACGTGATGCTGCCACTAGTGTTGCTGACGGCTGTGCCGCCTGCTTTCCATTGCCAAGCAATATATGTTGCTGCTGCCGTGTTCAGTTTTGCCAGTGTTCCAACCGTAAATCCATCTGCGTTGAATGCTGTCAAGCCAGTTGCCTGTGTCGTTTCAGCGGCAGTCGAGTTGCTTACCAAATCCAAAGTAACTCCACGCACAGAGTCGTACAAAGCGTGATCGGTTGCTCCACTGCGCCCTTTTAGCCACACAAAGTTAGGCTGGAATGAAACGCCATTGTTGACATTGCTGATCGTTAATGCAGATCCAGTGCCTGTGTACGTTGTAGCCGCCATCACATACGCACCATTAGCAATCGCAGGTGTAGGCAAGTTTGCAGAACATAATGAAACAAATCCACCACCAGGAGGATAAAGAAATGCGCGTTGACCAAAATTAAAATTTCCCAATGCAGTGGCAGTCAATGTTCCCATGCATGACATGGTTGGCGTTATGTTACCATTGTTTGTGATAATTGTAATATGCCCAGTGCCAGCTCCGGGATTTCCAGAGTTTTGCCAAACATTATTTACTGAAATCCAAACTTGCCCTGTACTTGCGTCATAAGCAATTCCAGCGGTGCCAAGATAAGCACAAGCAGTTGCTGCAAATATTATTGCATTATTTTTATAAATTGATCCATCAAATCCAAGATAATCAACTCCATTTGCAAATGTACCTTGAAATCCTGTAATTGGATATCTTATATCTCCAAGTCCTACACCTTCTCTTCTGGCAGTAGAATTATTTTCAAATGTAAATTCCCAATAAAATTTACCAGTGCTTGGAAATACAAAATTTGTTCCAATCCATGTTGTTGTTCCTGTTGTTACATTTGCCGCTACAATTGCTCCAGTTAAATTTCCTCTGGATAAGGTTGCAAACTTATTTAAATTTCCATCTAACACTGCATAATTGTTAGTAGGAATATCAAGCATGCTATCATAATTAGATCCAGCAGTTATTGACACTCCTACCGGAGTCCAATTGTTTCCTCGTCCACTGAAATCTTTTCCAATAGTAGTAACAGTTATTCCTGAATTATCTTTAAACTTAAGATAAAATCCATTGTTTCCATACGCTCCATTAAAGCGTTTTGGTGACAAAACTCCAGAAATTTGATTTATTTCTGCAAAAAATAATGGGTTTAATGCTTGCCCATCAATAAAGTTAATTTCTGTAATATATCCATCAAGATACAATGATCCCGCTACATTTAGTCCAATATTATGTAAAACAGCAGTATTAAATTCTGAATTTGCAGTTGTTCCAGTTGCGACAGAATTTCCATTTACATATAATGTTTGAGCAGATCCATTTTGAGTATAAACAATGTGATACCAAGCTGCTGTATCCCTAAATACAGCAGTGCTTGCTGCCGCTGTTGCTCCAAGAATATTTAAAACTAATTGATTATTAGCATTAATGTAAAAATACGAATTAGTAGAAGCAAATAGTGTTTTGGAAGCTCCTATTGTTCCGCGTTTAATCCATGCAGACCACGTGAATACATTTTGATTTGTTGGAGATGCAAATGTTCTACTCAAATATCCATTTGGTCTAAGTCGAATTGAATTAGTTGCCACACCTGCCATTGAAGGTGCTCTTAATCCACTTGTTAAAGATAACATAAATTATACAGTAGCATCACCAGCAACAACCCAAGAGTT